TTGGAATATTTTGAGGATCTATATCCTCTACTTGATCTTCTTTAACTTTGCCAAAGTTTAAAACTTTGTCTGGTATGGGCTTACTCAACTTCTATTCTCCTTTTTTGCAAGAACTCTTTAAATTCTTGTTCTACGTTATCTAATGACTTTAATTGTCCAATTAAATTCATATAATTAGTATAATCTGTTGCGCCACCTGTCAATAAAACATCGTGGACAGCCTTTCTATTATTCTTAAGTATTTTATTTAATTCTTCTATTAATTCTAATGGATCCATTCATTATTTCTTTTTACTAATCATTCCTTTTATGCCAGGTGCCGCCCTAACCCCCAGACTGACACTGCAAGCCAAATATAAGAGGTGGGTATAATAATCAGGGAGTGTCGATAAAATTTCAAACCCACGTGCTATATGTGGTTGCATGAAAGGCAGGAAGCTGCAAATCGCAGGCACCATTAAGGCAAGTAAAACAAATTCGTCTTTCCAGCTGCCTTGCATCTGATCGACAGCACTTTGCTCCCACTTAATTTTACCCGCAGCTATGTCTTCATTTTTCTTTTTCTCTGCAGCGATTTGAGCTATTTTAACTTCGCTTTTTAGTTTCTTCGTTTCTACAAAACCTTTCACGGAGTCAGTTACGACCCCGAGCAAAGGCTTAGCTAGTAGTTGCCACATTTTAGATTGAACCTAAGATAGCTAAAACAACTACACATAAAATACCAGCTTTAATCCAGTCTTTCATGTTCCAGTCATTCCATTCTTTGACCCACTCTATTACATCCTTAATTAGTTTCATGCTGTCCTCCTTAAGAAATTTTTACAGTGCCTTTATAATTCTTGTGACCCTTTACAGGTATTTCAAGAGTTTGCCCTGCTTTAGGTGTAGCCACTTCAGTAGGCATTTTAATTACCTCATCTGCTTGTGCTAGAACTTCTCCACCCATTGAGTAGCCCATCATTCCGCCACCCATCATTTTTTTATTAGGGTCCATCATTCCTCCACCCATCATTTTTTGAGCTACACCACCTTTTTTCATGTAACCCATTTTTTTTGTAACATCCGGTCTTTTCTTTTTTAAAGCTGCAAGACCAGGCTGTTTTTCTGCGTCTATTTTTTTCATAGTTATCTCCTTAATGTATGGTGCGTTTAGCGTCACCAAAACTGTGTCTCATAACTTCAAGTAAAAGACTTGTTGCTATTTCTTCACCTAGAGCCTGAGTATACAATATTTTTGAAGCATTTAAAAATGCATTTGCAATAAAAATTGTATCTTCCTCAGTTTCTGCATGATCTTTAGCAATTTTAGAGGCCTCTTTCAATACTTTTTCAGTGAGTTGACTAACCTTATTATGATCCATCACCATTAACAATTCCACTTTCTAAGTGATTTATTTATTCTACTATTTGGATCTTTAGCTGTTTTTGATGATGTTAATTTCTTTTTCATGCCTTCCATTCTAGCGCAAAATGATTTTCTACGATTTGCTGCTTTTGAACCTTTTTTTAATTTTGAGGGTTTTGTTGTAACTGCTGTTTTTAGCTTACTACCAGGATTAGCTTTTCTATAAGATTCAACACCTTTTTTATTTAAACCACCCGAAGGATTTTTACCTTCTTTTCTTTGCCATGCTGGAGTTTTTGCCATTATCTATTTGCTATGCCATACCCACGTACAGCTAACCCTCCTGATGCTAATGTTGCCGCTCTATTAGGTTTTTTATCAGCCCTTCTTCCACCAGCTTCAGCTTTATTTTTTCTAGCTACTGCTGTTTTCTTTTGTCCTTTAGACATACCAGAAGCTTTTGCAGCAGGGACACATTTAGGGTAATTTTTTCTTTTTTCACCACCAGATCTACCACATTTAGGATATGATCCATCAGATTTTTTATTGGCTATATCTACCCAATTTTCTTTTACCCAAGCTCTAAGTCCTTTTTTTGCCATGCTGTTTCCTTACACTATTTTTACCACTTTTAAAGATAGAAGCTACTTTATTTTTACCCATAACTTTTGCTCTTTGTTCACCTACGGTTAAGATTTGTATTTTTCGTGCAAATGGTTTATTGACTTTTTTAATTTTTGACACAGTTTTTTTTGCATCACTTGGCGTAGCAAATTTAATACCGACAGTGTCTTTTGGATTTTCATCTGTGTATAATCTTCTACCAGATCCTTTAGGTTTTTTACCCGTACCTTTTTTTGGATCCGCCATTTGATTTTTTACTACCGATTACTGATTTTAAAGTTTTAGCTTGACCAGCGTGCAATTTTGAGGCTTTATTTAATCCCTTAATTACTTTTTTAACTTTACTTTTTTTACTTTTGTTAAGCATATTTAGTCTCCTTCCTTTTAGATTCCATAACAGCTCCACAACCTCTAGCCACTCCACCAACGTTCATGTGAGATACTTTTTTTCTAGCTTGAGATAGTTTATTACCGTTTCCAATCATGCCACCATCAGCTTTTTTGTTTTTCTTACCACCTGGCTTTATTTTACCAGAACAAACAGCACTAGCGTACATATTTGCATATGCGCTGGGATACACATCGAATTTCCGCTTGGCCGCAGCTTTTCCTCTTGGACATAATTTACCCATTTTTACTTCTCCTTACTAGGTTTCCACCCTGTTTTACGTAACGTACCATATACATAAGCATTTTTTGCTTTTTTTGACAAGTTTTTCTTATTTGCTCGTTTTTTTAACTTAGCTTCTAGTTTTTTTGGCACTTCTATCCTTATCTGCCTTATCTAAAGCAACATTTGCACGTAATTGTGCAATATCTTCCTGACTTTCTATCTTTTCACGTGTAAGTCTATCGGTTTGTTCTAGTTTTTTCTCATCTAGTGCCTGTTTTTCGCCCATTGCTACTGCTTTTAGCTCTAAATCATCTTTTCTAAGGTCAATTTCTTGTTGTTTTAGGTCTACAAGTGGATCACTACTACCCATATCCATCATTTCTTGTTCTTCAGCTACCATTTGTTCGATAATTTCTGCTATTTTTATAGCAACTCCACTTTCTGTGCGTTGTTCTATCTGTTGTTGTTGCTCTGGAGTCATTTGTCCACCTGTTTGTTGCATAATTTGTTGCATTTCTTCAGCCATTTCCTCTTGTACAATCATTCTAGCCATAAATCCAACGTGTTCTGTTATGTGTGCTTGTAAAATTGTCATTGTTGCAGGGTTCGCTTTTACTAATTCTGATGACATGAACGCTCTATGTGCACGAATGTGTGCTGAATGATCTTGTTCTGGAAAAGGTATAGGCACTCCACCATTTAAAGTACCTGCATTTTCTATTGCAGGGTCCTGTGCTTGTGGTTCAGCAGGTTGTGGTAGTAACTTTTCAATGTTTTGTACACCTAAAGCAGCATACATTCTCATATAAGCTTCTCTTAAATCATGTAATTCTGGATTTGCTTGTGCTAATTGTAATTGAGATTGAGCTAAAGTAACTCTTTGCGCCATAGAAAAGATGTTTGGATCTGATACAGGTATGACATCTACTCTTTCATCAAAGTCAGTTTGCTTAATTGTTTGCTCTCCACCAGCAATCATGTATGGATAATTAGCTGGTAGATAATCTGCAAATACTTTTGCTAATAATTTAAATTCTGTTTTTTGTGCGTAGTGTAATCTTTTGTGAATAGCTGACATTACTTTCATGCCACGCTCTAATATTGCCATTGTAGTTCCAACAGGTTGTTGCTGACTACCAGCATTTTCACCCATCATCATGTCTGCTACACCAGCAAATCTTCTACCTGCATCTACTACAAATCCTAATAAACTAAATAATGTTGCGCTAGGTTCTTTGTAAGGTAATGGCATAAGCGATTCACGTAAGTTACCGCCTGGTGCATCAACGTCTCTCCACTCGCCAGGATTAATAGCTTCATCATCATCTCTAATTCTAAGTCCTCTAGCTTTAAAACCAGCAGGTAAATTAGATAAAGTTCCAGCATCTACCAATTGACGAAGAGCTGCAGTTGCAGTTCTAGATAAACCACCTAACATATGAATTAAACCAAAGCCATAGAAACCTAGGCCAGGTAAAAACTTAAAATGTGTAAAGTATTCTTTTTTCTTTCTTAAAGGGTCTCCTTGACTCCAGTTACGATAGATTGATAATATTTCACCTGAGTCCTCATCAAGTGTTACAATGTAAGGGACCATAATCCCTGTTTTTTCATTGTTAGCACCCATATCCTCGAAACCAGGTAGATCTAAATCTACATGCATTTCTAAAAGATTGTGTTCATCCTCTGTAAAAGAAACTTGTTCTATACCAGATAGCTCATCTTGTTTTTCTTTAATGTCAGATGTGTCTACTCTTCCCCCTGATAAATCTATATCTCTGTAAAAACCTGACACTTGATTTTTTCTTAAATCATTGTGTTTCATTTTTACAACATGTGTAATCCTACCACACGATTCTAAGTCAGTTATAAAATAAGGAACAACTAAATCTTCTGCTGGTACAAACTTTGATACAGCTCTCTCTAATGTTGAATCATAATATATTTTTTTAAAAGCAGATCCTGCTAAAGGTAAATGAAATAATAGTTGATCTAATTCTGGATCGAATTCACCCATCTCACAGGTGATCTGATAATTCATAAATTCTTTAATTCTTTCTGCTTGTTGTTCTACCTCTGCTGTAGGCACACCAATAATTTCTGTTCGAACTGGTCCGCCTGGTGGTAATAATTCTTTATATGCTTGTGCTTGAAACTGTGTAACTGCTTCTGCTAATAGAGGATGTGTTACACCTGCTGCTCCTGCAAAAGGTTTAGATCTTTCTTCATATTTAAATCCAAGAAGATCTAGACCATCCTTGTATGTTTTCTCCCAGTCTGCTCTGGAGTTTTTATCATCTTCAAAGTTTTTTTGTAAATCAGAAGATAATTTTTCTAATAAATCATCTTCCATAAATTCTGCTAAATTAGCAAAATAGTCACCCTCTGAAACTTTTTGTTTTGGATCGTAATCTAATGTTACACCACCATCTGCCTCTTCTACTATCTCTATGCCTTGAGATGTATTCTCTGGCTGTTGTAACTGTATTTCTTCTCCAATCTCCTCTACTTTAAATTCATTGTTAGCATTAGGAGATATATCTATTGCTGTGTTTTGTATTCGTTTTTCTACCATCTACTGGCTCCTATAGGAGATAATACCCTCTTCAGTGGTACTATCGGTGTGTATAATATACTTTTTTTCACAAGACCACCATCATTAAAATATGCTTTATATGGTAATAACATATCAGGTGTCAATTCAATCATAAAAGTATCTACAGCCGATCCTGCATTACCAAAATCAACTTTACCTACCTCTACTTTTGAACCTTTGTTTTTTGCTATTCTATTTAAACTTTCTTCGACATTACTTGTAAAATGTGCACCTGTGTGATCATTTAAATTAGGGCCTCCGTACTGCATATCATAAGCAACCATTTGTCCCCTTCTATCAAAATTGTCTGGAGCTAATTCTACACCTTGACCACCTCTATAAGCTTTTACAGCTTTGGCTGGTGCGACTGCATAATATGCAGGAGCATCATTGTTTATTATTAATTTACCTGATTCATCAAAACTAAATCTCTTTTTAGCTGCATTATACACATCATTTTTTATAATAGCATCTACCCAATCTTTTTGATCTTTTAAAGGTATATTAGGAAATAATTCTCTAGCATCAATATTGTCAATAGTAGAATTAATCGTGGCTAATGCTTTGTCTCTAACTTTAGCTGCTTCGCCTAATTCTATAAAACTTTTTTTTGTTAAATCATCAATTTCCATTTCAGATATTCTTTGAAATATTGCATCACTTTCTATTAACTCGTCTAACGATTTTTTTAACTGCGCATAAGTTGCAGGCATAGGTCTGAAAATATTATCTAATTTTTTGTAAAGTTGTTCTAGCTGTAGCTCTCTACTAGGTATTACGCTTCGATCTTGTACGAGAGTTCTTATATCTTTTTTTATTTTAGATTTTAATGTAGCTGCTTTCTGCAAAAAGTCTGACTGTATTTCATCTGCTACGTTTACAATAATCGGTTTATTATTTAAGGTTGCAACACGATTACTGTTTAACGACCACCCGACAACATAAGGCTCACCTTCTAACTTATTACCTTGCACAACAAAGTCTTCACTTTCCCTTACTTGACGCATATCTCTATGACCCTCGTAACTTCTTATTTCACGTGGAAGAG